ATGCTGTAGATAAAATTACAGATGGGAATAAAGGTGTTATTGTTACTATAGTTGGAACACATAATTGTGTTAGCTGTAGAGGAGTAAAACATCAGGGTGCCGCAATGGTTACTACTAAAGCATCAGGTGTATTTAGAAAAAATAAAAATTTAGCTCGTAAAGAATTTTTCGATAGTTTAAAAATTAATAACGGAGGACATAACATATAAGAGAAATGGCGTTAAAAGCAGATAACAAAATATATTTAAGTTGGACGGATATTATAGATGCAGTTGATGATTTATGCACTAAGATTAGATTTGATCAAATCAATATAGATTCAGTTCATGGTATTGCTAGAGGAGGATTAATTCCAGCCGTATTAATATCACATAAATTAAATTTACCTTATACTGATGTTATTTTACCTAATACCTTAGTAGTAGACGATATATGTGATTCAGGAGTTACATTAAAAAACGCTCCGGGTGTTTGGACAGCAGTACTACACTATAAACCCCACACATCATGTTTTCAACCTAATATGTGGGCTGATATACATGAAGGAAATGAATGGTTAATTTATCCTTGGGAAACTAAAGATTCAGACCCCATTCAAGATTATTTAAAAACAAACAATTATGAATTTAATAAATACAAATAAATAAAAACAATTATGACAAAACAGGAAATTTTTGAGACAATTGAAGCGAACTTCAATATCTTAGCAGCGGAAAACGATGGAACTACAAAAGCAAGTCAAGCGCGAGCTAGAAAAGCAGCCCAGGCTATTAAAAGAGTAATCACGGATTATAAAAAAGCTTCAGTAGCTGAAAGTAAATAAATATGGAGTATTGGCAAGTAAAAACACAAACCGAATTTGAAAATGACAAGGGTAGAATCCAAAAAACAATGGAACTATACTTAACAGTAGCTGTATCTGCAACTGATGCTGAAGCTAAGATGTATAAACATAATGAAGGTATGTCTAATTTCAGAGTAGTAGAAGTAAAGAAAACTAAAATACTAGACGTAATACAATAATGGGTAAACAATTAGAATTATTTAGCAAAGCTGACGTACCCTTTGTTGATGAAGTAGAAACATTTAATCGTACGTTCGGAAAACCAAATAATTATGAAGCAACAATTCCAGAAAAGAAGGAATGGCAATTCGTTTACGACTTTGTACTTGAAGAATTGGAAGAATATAGACACGCTTGCGAAAACGGAGACATCGTGGAAGTTTTGGATGCTCTGTGTGATATTGCTTACGTTTCCCTTGGGAACGGTACTATGTTACATGGTCTTAAGGATAAGATATGGCCAGCGTATCAAGAAGTACAAGGAAGCAATATGTCAAAATCTTGTTCGAATGAGAAAGAAGCCGTGGCGACTGTCGCCCAAAGAGCTGAAGAACAATCTGAGCCATGTCATTACGAAAAAGTTGAAGATAAATTCGTAGTCTACAGAACACGGGATCGTAAAGTAATGAAGTCGATAAATTATTATCGACCTGATTTAAAACAGTTCTTTACACAGGAAGAATTAGATAAAGATTATTTAAAATAATTTAAAATTACTTAGGCTCCCGTAGGGAGCCTTCGTATATTATACCAAATAAAAGTTATACAATGTATAAAAAATGTTATGTAGGAAATAAATATAGAAAGGGATTACCTAATGTATGGGAAATGCATGTATGGGAATCAGATGGAGAACATAAAATGGTCCCTTATGAGAATAAGGCCTATGTCGAAGACAATGAAAGTTATACTTGTAGAGGTTTAAATGGAGAAAAATTAAAACCCACATCTAAGTGGTACTATAATAGAAATAGACCCGAAAATAACACTCCAAATCTTCATTTCCACGATATGAAACCCCACCAAAAATACTTAATTGAAACTTATGGTACTGATGATAAACCATCTACGGGTCACCAAGAATTATTTTATGATATTGAGTGTGAAATAGGTGGAGCTTTAACCGAAGAGTATATTGAAAGAGCCCCCATGCCTATTACTTCAATAGCATTTTGGCATAAACAATCAGATAGTTGGGGGTGTTTAATATTAGATCCTAAAGGTCAAGTACCTAAAGATACTGAATCTCATAAAAAAGTAATACCATTTAAAACAGAGTCTGAATTATTGTTATATTGGGTTGAAATTATTCAAAAAATCCAACCTGATATTTTAATTGGGTATAATAGTGATTATTTTGATAACCCTTATACATATTTTAGAATTTGTAATGTTTGTGGTAAAGATATAGCGGATCAAATGTCTCCACTTTATGGTAAAGTAAGAGAACCTGTTAAATCCAAAAAATATAGTCAATGGTTTTTTAAGCAAGGAATGGCGGTTGATGTAGTAGGTATTGAGTCTTTAGATTATATGAGACTTCATAAAAAATATAGTTTTAAAGATGAACCATCTTGGAAATTAGATTCTATTGGAGAAAAATATGCTAATATAAATAAAATTGAATATGATGGGAATCTCAACGATTTATACACAGATGATATTAATAAGTTTGTTGAATATAATTTTAGAGATGTTGAAATTTTACAAAAATTAGACGAAAAACTCCAATATATAGCTTTAACTAAAAATTTAGCACATAAAGGAAAACATAATTACAGTGAAGTTTATTCAAACAGTGTTACACAAGATGGAGCCATATCAGCTTATTTATTAGACCAAGGTATTATACCTAATAATAAAGAAATTCACCCTAGAAAAAAAGAGGGGTATGCTGGTGGTTATTTATTTTGTCCTAAAGCTGGATTGTATAAGTATATGTTTGATGAAGATTTAACATCACTATACCCTTCTATTATCATGACTATTAACATAGGTAGGGAAACATATGTAGGAAGGATTATTGATGCTGATGATAGGAATAATCGTTTAGGTTTAAATGATTTAAAGGAAATGGACCCTAAATCTAAAGTATTATTTGAAAGTAGTAAAAATATGCAGGATTACTGGGAAGTAGGTAAAATTATTAAAGCAATTGAAAAAGGTAAATATGCGGTTTCAGCTAATGGTTCATTTTTCTCTACTCAAAGAACTTCAACATTATCTGCTATTTTAAGTAAATGGTTTGATGAACGTGTTTTATATAAAAACCGTATGAAAAAAGCATACAAATCAGGGAATACAGAATTGGGTGAATATAATCATTTAATGCAATATACAATGAAAATTCTGCTAAATAGTTTATATGGTGCTACAGCATTACCTAATTTTAGGTATGGGATGAATGAAGCAATATTGAGTGAAGCTATCACATTATCAGGTCACAGAATTATACAGGAATCTGCTTTAGCAGCAAACCGTCACATGAATAAAGTAATAAAAGGTAAAATAAATTTAGAAATATGACATTAAAAAAACAATCAATTAGGTCGAATGCTACAATTTCAGTTGATGGTGTAATCCCAACAAAAGAAGAATTAATCGAAATTAGTGAAACTTGGAGTGAATTTCAAGAAAGATTCTTTAAAAAAATGTTACAACAAGGAGGATCATTTACTTTAAAAGGAAAACAATATAAAGTACTTAAAGTGGAAAGAATTGATCTAGACTCAGAAGGTAACCCACCTAAATCAGCACCACCAATCCCAGTAGAAAAATCATTTTAAATATGTTAGTAGAAATTTCAAACGGAGAATTATTAGACAAAATCTCAATTTTAGAATTAAAACTACTTAAGGTTGAAGATAAAGAAAAATTAATTAATGTTAAAAAGGAATTTGAGGTATTAAACCCTTTAGTTGTAGATTTATTTGAAAATAATGACAGCCAACTCCAAAACCATTATCTTGAATTAGCTAAACTCAATGGTGAACTTTGGGATATAGAAAATTGGATTAGAGATTGCGAACGTGAAAAGAGATTTGACAAAGAATTTGTAGAATTGGCTCGTTCTGTGTACATTACCAATGATAAAAGAAGTGATGTTAAAATGCTTATAAATTTATTAACGGGATCCAACTTAGTAGAAATTAAAGATTATAAATGAAACATATAGAAGAAGTACCTTGGTGGATTTGTGATGAAGAGGACGAAAATTATTGTGCCTATGTGGATACAGACTCTAATTACTTTAATGCTGAGCCATTATTACTTCATCTTTACCCTAACTTTGAATCATTCGATGCTAAGAAAAAGGATGAAATACTAGAAAAAGTAGCATTAAAGTACCAAGATGTAATTAACGAAGACTATGATAGATTAGCTCGTGAAGCATTTAATGTTACTGACCACAGACTTGAAATGAAAACTGAATGTGTTATTCGTTCAGCATACTTTAGATCAACTAGACGTTATGCACAGTGGATTACAAAACAAGAAGGTATTGAAAAGGAATCTTTAGATATTAAGGGTTTGGAATTTATGAAAGCGAATTTCCCACCCATCCTAGGAGCATTTTTTAATGATATATTACAACAAGTACTAAAGGGTGAAGAAAAGGAAAGTATTATAAACCAAGTTAAAGTATTTAAGAAACAAATATTAGGGGGTGAAATTCCACTTACTAAATTAGGGAACCCAACATCTGTTAAACAATTAAGAAAAGTACATACAATTAAAGTTGATGGGGTTGATAAATTACAAGGTTATATTGTTAAAGACCCTAGGGCAGGAGAAGTATTTAGTGAGCTAAGAAAAGGAGCACCTGCCCCAGTTAGAGCAGCAGCTAGGTATAATGATTTATTAAGATTGTGGGGTTTAGACAAAAACCATAATTTAATTACATTTACAGATAAAGTAAAATGGATTTATTTAAAAGATAACCCATATAAAATAGAAGGTTTGGCATTTTTAGATTATGATATGCCTGATAAAATTAAAGAATTCTTAGCACTATTTGCTGATAGAAAACGAATATTTAATACTATATTATTACTAAAATTAGAGGGGTTTTTTAGTGATTTAGGGTGGAGTTTAGATTTAAACCCATATGTTAATGCCTTTGAATCTTTTGAAATTTAAAAATAAAAATAATGGTAAATAAAAATTTATTACAATCTTTCATATCTAAATATTACTTAAATGGAAGATTTAATGCTGTAAAATGGAGGATTGATAACAACACATTGACAGTATATGCTGGCGAATCAGGTAGAGTTTGTAAAGTAGAATTAAACGACTTTGATTTAGAAAATAAGGAAATAGGAATATTTGATACCCATAAATTATCAAAATTATTATCTATTACTACAGGGGAATTATTATTAACTTTAGACTCTCAAGGAGCTCTATCTAATAAGTTAAATATAGCAGATGAAGGATTTGATTTAAGCTATTCACTATCAGACCCCTTAGTAATACCTAAAACTAAATGGTATAAAGACCCTGAAACATGGGAAATGGAATTAGAATTATCCCCAACAGATGTAGATAATTTAATTAAAGCTAAAAATGCTTTATCTGATTATGATTTTCTAAATATTAAAGCAACTCAAGATGAAGATGGTATTTCAACTTGTGAATTTGTATTTGGGGATGGTAGTAATTACTCAAATAAAATTACTTATAAAATTAATGGGATTATCGATGGATCGTTTTTAGATTCACCTATGCCTTTTGATTCAAATTTATTTAAAGAAATATTAAACGCCAATAAAGACATGGATACAGCTTTTTTTAAACTATCCTCAAAAGGTATGGCTAAGTTTATATTTACATCAAACACAATTAACAGTACCTATTATATAGGCAGACAAGAATAAAATTATGGAAAACAAAAATTTTGACTCGGCACCAAACAGTGAATTTGGTTACATAAACAGCAACGAATTCAGTGCTAACCCACTCCCTAATAATAGATTTTGGGTAGCAGAAGATTTTTACAATGACCCAGATAAAGTCAGAGACTTTGCATTAATGCAATGGTACCACGATGATTCAGGGTATTTAGGGATAAGAACTAGAAAACAGTTTTTCTTTGATGGAGTAAAAGAAAAGTTAGAGGGGATAATGAACAAAACCATTACTAAGTGGGAAGACTATGAAATGAATGGTAGATTCCAATCAAGCAAAGCAGGTATTAGTCCAGTATACCATTGTGACTCTCAACAATATGCTGCTGCTGTTTATTTAACACCTGATGCCCCTACAGAATCTGGAACTTGTTTTTACATGCATAAGGAAACAAAGTTAAGAGGTGGAGAAGAGAATATAATGGAGGCATTTAACCAACATACGTTTGTAGACCCAACACCTTACGTTAAAGTAGACGAAGTAGGAAATATTTTTAATAGAATAGTTATTTGGGACGCTAGATTAATACATGCGGCACCTGTATATTTTGGTTGGGATGTTAGTTCATCTAGACTATTTCAATTATTCTTTTTCGATGCTGAATAAAAGTTATATATGTATAATCGAATTTAATATTGTATAGCTAGGGCATGCAGTTATATTCACAAATAATAAACCGAGAGCTTCGGCCTCACAAAACTAAATGATATGAGTACATTATTCAATGAACGTACACCGTTCGACTTACTATTCCGTAACCTATTCAAGGCAGACGGCGTTTTTCAACCAACAACGTTTGAAAACAAACAACCACACCCACTAGATATTTTTTACGACGATGAAGGACTTCACTTTGAAGTTGCCTGCACTGGTCTAACTAAAAAAGATATTCAACTTGAAGTTGATGGAGATCTTTTAAAAATTATCTACGATAAACCAACCGAAGAAGAAGAAGATTACACAGGTTACATCTATAAAGGATTAGCTAAACGATCTTTTAACTTAGGTTATAAAGTAGCAGCTAAATTCGAACTAGAGAAATTAGAAGCAGAAATGAAAGATGGTTTGCTTCATCTATTTATTCCAATTGCGGAATCTAAAAAAGCAAAAACAATTAAAATAAAATAAAAGTTTTACCAAAAAAGCGTGTCCTAGCGCAATATTATTCGTATATTCACGTCTAATTAAATATGTTATATATGGCAGAAATCAACACACCCAAAAAGAGAAAATCGATTCAAACAATTCGAGATCCTCGACTAGATCCTTTTTTCATTACTAAAGATGAGTACAGTTACACTATTAAACAAACTGTAACATCAGATGCAGGCCATTTTAGGTCTAAGGGAAAATCTAAAACATACGAAAAATCTTTATACTATGTTTCTAGTATGGGGCAGGCTCTAACTAAAATTTCTCAACTACAATGTGGTGAGGATGATTATAATAACCTCGATGATTTCTTAGCAAAATATACAAAAGAATCAGACAAAATTAAATCATATACTGATGAGTATAATAAAATTCATAAACAATTAATATATAAAAACAAGTAAAAAATGAAAGTAAAAGCAATTTACAATGCATGTATTGTAAAGCCTATAGAGGCTGAAGAAGAAACATATGGGAACATTATTGTCCCAGATATGGGAAAAGATACTAATACCTTTGGTGAAGTTATTTCAGTAGGACTTGGTAATTTTTCATTCTCAGGGGTTAGAATCCCAACACAATTGAAGGTAGGGGATAAAGTAGTATTACCTACACAAGGTTTTACAAAATTGCCTTATAATGGGGAAGAATATTTAGTGGGACCTGAAAACCAAGTACTTGCAGTAATCGAAAGTGAAGTAGATCTAAACGAAGTAGTAGCTAGTACTGAATTAACAGAAGAAGATAAATCAAATTTAACACAAATTTCATAAAATGGTAGAAAATAAAATACACTTTGGTAAAGAAGCCAGAACAAAATTAAAAGTAGGGATTGATAAATTAGCAGATGCTGTAGTGTCAACCTTAGGACCTAATGGTAGAAATGTGGTTATATTTAGAGGGGTAATGGAACCACCTCAATCAACTAAAGATGGTGTTACTGTAGCACAAGCATTCCAGTTAGAAGACCCTAGTGAGGAATTAGGTGTTTTACTTATTAAACAGGCGGCAGTTCAAACAGCAAATAAGGCAGGTGATGGTACAACCACCTCTACATTACTAGCAAGAGAAATGATTAATTTAGGCCTTTCATCATTAGATAATGGTGATAATGCAGTACAGATTAAAAGAGATATAGATAATGCTGTTAAGTTTGTAGTTAAAAATCTTAAAGGACCAGTATCTGAAGACATTTCAGGTGATGAACAACTAGAACAAGTAGCAAGTATTTCTTCTAATAATGATGTTGAGGTAGGAAAGTTGATTGCACAAGCAATAGATAAAGTAGGACTAGAAGGAGTAGTTCATATTGAAGAATCTAAAACTGGAGAAACATTTTTAGAAACAGTAGAAGGGATGCAGTTTGACAGAGGTTATAAATCTCCGTACTTTGTAACAGATAATAATACAATGTCATCTACATTAGATAATCCCGCAATTTTAATTCTAGACCAAAGATTAAATACAGTAAAAGAGTTGTTACCTATATTAGAAGCAGTATCTGCCCAAGGTAAGTCATTATTAATTATTGCTGAAGATATTGATAATGAAGCATTAGCTACTCTGATTGTAAATAAAATGAGAGGAACAGTTAATGTATGTGCTGTTAAATCTCCGGATTTTGGTGAAAGACGTAAATTAGTTCTTGAAGATATTGCTGTCACTACTGGTGGTGTAGTATTTAGTAAAGATAAAGGAATGAAACTTGATAAGTTTAGTTGGGATTGGTTTGGTGAAGCTAGAAAAGCAACCATAACTAAAGACCAGACAACCATTGTAGATGGTAAAGGGGAAATTGAAGCTATTGAAAAACGTATTGAAGAGTTAACAACACAGATTGATAAATCTACAACACCATTTGAAAAGGAACAATTACAAAACCGTTTGGCAAAATTTGTTGGAGGAGTAGCTATTGTTCATGTAGGTGGACAGACTGAAACTGAAATGTTAGAAAAGAAAGATAGAGTTGATGATGCTCTACATGCTACAAAAGCCGCTATTGAAGAAGGAATAGTTCCAGGTGGTGGTAAAGCATTACTAGTTGCACGTGAGGGTATTGATTTGAGTACTAAAGGCGGAAGAATTGTGTATGAAGCTTGTGGAGCTCCGTTTGAACAAATCTTAAAAAATGCTGGAATTGAAACAATTGATTCGCAAATTTTATCTCGTGATATTGTTAAAAATAATGATATATGGGAGTCATTTAATCTTAAAATTGGTGGTATTGAGAATTTTAAAGATGCTGGTATTATTGATCCAACTAAAGTAACAAGGTTAGCATTAGAAAATGCTGCATCAGTTGCTGGAACTGTATTATTAACCGAGTGTACTTTGACTCAAGATAAAACAGCCGAATTAGCAAGAAAAACAGCTGACCCATTACCAGGTCAATATTAAAAATAATTTAATCGGGGGAGATTTGTCTCCCCCATTAATTTTTCGTATATTATACACATGGAAAAACAACAAAAAATAGTAGAAGAATTCATTTTAATTGCTAGAAGAGTACCACCTGGTGATAAATGGAGGTTAGTAGCAAATGAACCTGATGGTCCTGTACATAAAACTCTAACAGATACCTTAGAAGCATATATGACTAAAACCGGATTTAGAGGTGAATATAGACTAGCACCATTGAGGGGAGAATTATTCGCGATTTCAACAGAAACAGTTACAGTAGAACCAGTACAAGAACAAAAATTCAGCATTTATGGTGAGTACTAAAGAAAATAGTTTACTTAATGAAAAATATCGCCCTACAACCCTTGATAAGTTCGTGGGGAATGAAAATTTAAAAAAATCATTATCTAAGTACTTAGAACAAAATGATATTTTAAATCTTATTTTTTATGGTCCCGCAGGAACAGGAAAAACTACATTAGCTAAGCTTATTGTTAGTAATCTTGAATGTGATTATCTTTATATCAATGCTTCAGATGAAAGGGGTATTGAGACTATTAGAGATAAAGTACAGGGATTTGCAAGTACTATTTCATTTGAACCCATTAAAGTAGTTATTCTAGATGAAGCTGATTTTCTTACTATACAGGCACAAGCTTCACTTCGTAATATCATCGAAACTTTTTCACGTACAACTCGTTTTATTATGACTTGTAATTTTGTGGAGCGTATTATTGACCCATTACAATCTAGATGTCAAGTACTTAAAATTGTACCTCCTACTAAAAAGGATGTTGCTAAACATTTAAATTGGATACTACAACAAGAATCTATTGAACATGACATCAAAGATCTAGTACCTTTAGTTAACCAATATTACCCAGATTTACGCAAATGTATTAATACTATACAGTTATCTACGTTAGATAATAAGTTACAACTAGACCAATCAATACTGGTATCATCTAATTATATAGATAAAGTAATTACGGCACTATCAAACAAATCTAAATTTAGTGACATACGCCAAATTATAGCTGATGCTAATATAAATGATTTTGATGAATTATTTAAATCTTTATACCAAAGAGCATCTGAATACTTACCAGGTAAAGAAGGTACAGCCTCTATTTTAATAAACGAACATCAATACAAAGCAAACTTCCGAATTGACAAGGAAATAAATATAATGTCATTAATTCAAAATTTACTAAATAACAAATAAAAATTATGGAACAACCAATTCAACAACCTCAAATCGACCTTAACAATACAGAAGGTATTAAAAACTCAGAAGGTGGAAGTTTATTCCAATCTGGGATTATTTTAAGAAAAATTTCTAAATTTGTAGCAGGTACAGAAAACGATGCTATTATGCCAATTCCTGTTTTCTTTGACCCTACAAATGGTAAAATTTTAAAAGACGGTATTCCGTTAGAACTTAGAGAAGAACTTAAGGATGAACTTTGCTAAATGGAAAACATCTTTGATTGGTTAAAAGCAATTAATACTACCAAACCCCAATCCGATTCTTTTACAGAAAAAGATTGGGAAGTTTGGAATAGTTATATGATTCATAGATTTATGTCAATGAATCCTAATTATTTAGAAGTAGTAAATTATGTGCAGGAATTACCTCCACAAGAGAAAGCAATGATTTATAATGTTTATAAAGAATTTATCCCTAGAAATAATAAATGGAATAAATATATTAAATCAAAGACAAAGGAACCAAACAAAGAATTAATTGAACATTTAAGGGATTATTTAAAATGTTCAAGTAGAGAAGCAAAAGAATCCATAATTTTGTTGGATACCACACAAATTAGTCGTATATTATCCAATAGAGGATTAAATAAAAAAGAAATTAAAACTATATTAAAATGAGTAAATTAGTAGATATGTTAAGAACATCTGCGCAAGCAGATAAATCAAAAGCACTATTATCACTTGAATTATTAGGTAATAAAGCAGTTGGTATTGGAGATCATTCAACTGGAGACTTTTATAAGAATGCTGAAGAAGCACTTATTATGTTAGTTGACGCAGATGATAGGTTATCAGCACTAGATAAGTATTTTAATACTAAGGGGCAACTAAATGGGTAGCAGTGTAAATGCTTACTTTGATAAGCTAGAACAAAAAATAAACGGGATGGGACATTTTGGTTCTAATGCCCAAGAAATAGAAAAAGTTATGAGCGATAGAGAAATTATGAATGCCAAATCGGGTGT